AGAAGTATCCACGGGTACAAGGAGCTTTAGGTCTAGGGGAATAAAGGGTTGACATCCTTTTTCCATTTGGGAATATTTAGTTCCCGTTGAAGGGAAAGCTCCGTGATTTGTGGACTGACGCAATATTTTCGTTTTGTTTCGTCAGAGTTTAAGGCATAGACATATCTGTTGCTGAATTCAATGAAGTCATTTGAAATCTCAAGTCTGAGCAAATCGATAGGAATCGGTTCGATCTTAGTAAGATTATTGAAGTAAGCTTCGATTGTGGCCTGTCTCTCAGGTGAGATTCCAAAGTGCTTGAAGATCGTGTTTCTTGATCCATCTGAGATTTTTGGGACAATATCCTTGACCGGCATTTTGAAAGTCGACCGTTTGTAGTCATCAAAGTAAGTTGTCTTCAGCCTGTGTTCGGCATTGGCATGATATCGATTAGTCAATCTGATGTATGCCTTGGCAGCTGGCGCAATTATTGGGCAATTTGGGAATGATGAGAGAAGAGAGAGGGCTTTGCATCTAAGAAGAGACAGCTTTGTCGTGGCTTTTGATCCCACATATCTCTGGCCCACCCATCCAAAATTGATTATCTGCTTAATTGGACTTGTTAGGCTGTCCTTGGTTTCTTCATCATATAGTATTCCACAAAATTTTGAATCACCCAATGTGAAATGTTCTTCCATTTTGATCGTTAATCCTAGCTGCTTGAACAGATTAACATTTGGTTTGACGTGGTTTCGACATAATCCATCGTCGCCTTCAACCGCCATGACTTTGTAATACTTGAGCACCCAATCCTTGTCAAAATTGGGAATTTGATAAAATTGATCAGGAACAATTCCATATAGTTCTTTGTACCAATTGGTGTATGAAACCACCAATGAATTGGCAACCCAGTTCGCAAATCCATTGAAACAAGATGTCGTCATCTCTCCAGATAAACGGCTTGCCTCAACTTCATATGAGAAAGATCTGAAAGATAATTTATTAATTCCTGAAAGCGAATCAGCCATTACCTTGCACTGGTCATTTGGAATTTGTTTTGTCATGTAGCGGAAAAATCTCAAGTCTGTAATTTCCATCAATTGTTCTGTGAAATGTGATTCGAACGCAGTGTAGTCAGTTTCAAAAAGGTTCCCTATTCCACCCAACAAATTAGACAGATATGCTGGTCGTTCTGAAACGGGGATGTGTTTGACAAACTCAGGACGTTTGTAAAGAA